GCTCTTCCGATCTTGCACTTGAGCTTGACCAAGAAATCTTGGAAGACCTTGTAAAAGGCGCAACTGCTGGTAAGTTGTACTGGTCACGTTTGCCGGGTAAATTCGTAAATCGCGAAACTGGTGCTGGCATCTCAGGTGGTTCATTCCCAGACTTCACTGGTAATGTTTCTGAATGGTACGAAACCCTTGTTGAGACCATCAACGACGTTTCAGCTGCGATTCACCGTAAGACCTTGAGAGGCGGTGCTAACTTCATCGTTGTTTCACCTGAAGTTGCAAACCTCCTTGAGTTCACTGCTGGATTCCGTGGAAGCGTTACCCATGACGACGATCGTGGACAAGTTGGAGCAGTTAGAGTTGGTTCCTTGAGCAAGAAGTTCGACGTTTACGTTGATCCTTACTTCCCAAGAAACGTTGTACTTTGTGGCCGTAAAGGTTCTTCTTTCCTTGAAAGCGGATACGTTTACGCACCATATGTACCTCTCCAGATGACTCCTACCATCTTTGGCACAGAGGACTTCGTACCTCGTAAGGGTGTCATGACTCGCTACGCGAAGAAGATGGTTCGTCCTGATATGTACGGCTTGGTTATCGTTACTGATTTAGTATAATCTTAAACTAACCGACTAATTACATGCCCCTCCACAATTTGTGGAGGGGGTTTGTGTTTGTGGGAACTATTTAATGCTAGGGAGGAATTTATATGGCATTCCCAACGCTAACACCAGAAAGTCAAATGAGCAAATCTATATTGCCGGAAACCGGAACAGTATCCGAAGTTGCCGCATCTTTGCCTTTAGACGTATATTCAGATTCTTCACAATTTTTGTCAGGTGCTTCTGATCAAGTAGCTTATACCTATAGAAAGATTGGTGGAGATGTTCTAGACATAGAGCTTAAAGCAGAAAATGTCTATGCAAATTACCAAGAAGCTGTACTTGAATACAGTTATCTAGTCAACCTACATCAGTCTAAAAACGTATTGTCTGATGTTTTAGGTCAAGCAACAGGCACTTTCGACCATGAAGGTGAAAGACTTACAGGACCAGAGAATGTTAATTTAAAATTCCCCAGAGTAATGTTCGAATATGCTCGTAGGGTCTCTGACGGATTCTCTTTTGAGGCGGGAGTAGGTGGAACAATACCTATTTATTCTGCTTCTTTTGAATTAAAGCCAATGCAGCAAGACTACGACCTTCAGCAGATTATATCAGGATCTTCCGCAACAGGAATTGATCCAGCTGGTGGAGCCGGAAATCCATATCAGGACGTTGTTGGTGATAAAAGAGTCTTAATTAAGAAGGTTTACTACAAGACACCAAATGCAATGTGGAGATTCTTTGGTTATTTCGGAGGATTAAACGTTGTTGGAAATCTTAATTACTATGGACAGTACACCGATGACTCAACGTTTGAATTGATTCCGACATGGCAGAATAAGCTTCAAGCCATGGCATACGAAGACCACATTTACACAAGATTGTCTCACTATTCCTATGAATTAAAAAACAATAAATTAAGAATACACCCTTCTCCAGCAGTTATTTCAAATTACAAGTACATGTGGGTTGATTTTTCTGTTGTTCCTGCACCTTGGGAAGATAACGAGGAGTACGATAATGGCGTAGACGGCGTAAATAACTTAAATACCATTCCTTTTGATAATATTCCTTACGAGAATATCAATGCAATAGGTAAACAATGGATTAGAAGATTTGCCTTGGCTTTATCGAAAGAAACGCTTGCCCAAATCAGAGGAAAATTCCAAAATATTCCAATTCCGGGAGAAGCCGTTAATTTGAATGCAGATGCCTTGCTTAGTCAGGCTAAAGATGAACAAGAAAAGCTAAGGCAAGAGCTAAAAGAGATCATGGATCAATTGACATATACAGAAATTGCCAAAAGTGATGCCGAAAAGGTAGATGCGGTAGAGAATATTCAAAAGAAAGTGCCATTAATTATTTTTCAGGGGTAAATCATGAGCAGTAGAAAAGAAGAAAATGCCGGATTTAGACCTTATTATAAGAAAGGCGCAGAAAAAGAAGGTCCAGCACTAAAAGAAATAGAATTTATGCCCTCTACTATAGAGACTATTGATGTTGCTCTCTATAATTGGCTCAATGAAGAGTTGAATATTTCTTGTACCACTAACGAAGGCTTCAAAAAAGTGCCCTTAATCTGGTCAATGCCAGAAAGAGCTTTTCAAGTGAAAGATAATAAGGATCTTCGAAACAAGGATGTTTTTGTTTTACCAGCTATAAGCATAGAAAGGTCTTCTATAGTTAAAGATCCTAACATGAAGGGTGTCGCTTGGTCACATTTGCCAAGAAAAAACGATGCTAGAGGCGGAGCAATAACAGTAGCCAGAAGAATAAGTCAAGAAAAGACTTCAAACTTCGCAAATGCAGATGCTAAAAGATTGTATAAGCAAAAAACCTATCCATTCAAAAATGAGAAGGTTGTTTATGAGACAATCACAATGCCTCTTCCAACTTACGTGGTAGCAACTTATAAATTAACAATTAACACAGAATATCAGCAACAAATGAATGAAATAGTTTCTCCATTTTTTGCCTACACTGGGCAGATTAACAACTTTTTCATTAATAATGAAGGTCACAGATTTGAGGGCTTTGTCGACGGAGATGTTGGATTGGAAAATAACATTTCTAACCTTTCTGAAGAAGAAAGAAGTTTTAAGACTGTTGTTACTTTGAAGATTTTGGGATATTTGATGGGTTCTGACAAGAACGATGACCAACCAAAGGTAACAATAAGGGAATCAGCAGCCGAAATAAGAATAACCAGAGAAAGAGTAGTTCTCGGCGATGATAAGGATTATTAATAATGTCAGATAACAAGTGGTCAAAACCTACAAATCCTCCACCCCCTCTATTTTTAGGGAAGAAAGAGCGTGATTTAGTAAAGCAAGTCAATGACGAGCTTTTAGAAAGAGTCATAGGCCAGCAAATATTGTATTTGCCTATATCTATGGAATATACAAACTTTCACCCATTATATGGAGAGGCTATTGACAAATGTTTTCTCCCTCCTGTTAGGGTTTACGGCCTTGTTGAGTTTGATGGTATCGCAACAACTACAGAAAACTTTGGTTTAGATAAATCAAATTCAATAACTGTTAAATTTCACGAAAGAAGGTTGCATGAAGATCAAGACTTATATGTCAGAGAAGGCGACTATGTTCAATATGGTAGTCACTTTTACGAAATAGTTTCTCTGTCCGAAGAGAGACAGCTATTCGGTCAAATAGATCATAAGTTCCAGATTATAGCTAAATGTATAAGAACAAGAAGGGGCTTAATTGACTTCGAAGTTCTAGATTCTGCAACACAATTAGCCGCAATACAAAACGCTGAATTGTCCGAAGCGTTATCGGGAGATTCCGGCTCTGGGTCTGGTTCGGGTTCTGGTGGTTCTGGTTCCGGTGGTGGTTCAGCTGCGCCTTACACGTCTGCTGCTAAGATTGTCCACGGCGCAGAAGACTCCGGATCTACAACTCCGGGTATACTTACGACCGATCTAGTTCCGGGTACTTCTTTGAACGACTTCTTTTCAATTCCAGAAGGTACAGAACTTGATCCAAACACAATTATGGTGTTCTTAAACGGCCAATTGCAACTACTTACTAGTGTGGAAGGATCGGGAGATTTTTACATTAACGATAGTGGCCAAATAATTTCAAATTATGAGATTATGGAAGGCGATAGTCTAGTTGTTGTTTTCTTATCCGCTATTACCTCTTTCTTCGGAGATTAAATTGAGTATTTTCAGGGAACATAAGTCGAACGCAGACCGTTCAGCAGCTGATAGAAAAAGACACAAGGAAAAAATTGACAAAGCGATCAAAGAAGGTATCAAGGACGTTGTTGCCGATGAATCTATTATTGGTCAAGATGGCAAGAAAAAGATCAAAATCCCAGTCAAGGGCATAAAAGAGTATCATTTCGTCTACGGAGAGAATCAGAACAATAAAAAGACAGGTTCCGCAGGAGACAAAAAGATTAAAAGAGGCCAAGTATTAAGAAAAGGTGGCCAGCAAAAGCAAAAGGCTCGAGGAAAAAAAGGATCTGACAAATCTGGTGAAGAGTACTACGATGTTGAAGTCACTCTTGATGAATTGGCAGAATATCTCTTTCAAGACCTAGAGTTGCCAGATTTAGAAAAGAAAAGATTTAGACTTATCAAATCTCACAAGCCAAAAAGAAGTGGATTCCGCAAAAAAGGCATGAGATCTAGATTGTCAAAGAAAGAAACAATCAAGAGAAAGATTAGAAGAAAAAAGATGGCAATCGCATCGGGTGCTTTTGATCCTGAATCTGGTGAAAGATTTCCTTTTCATGAAGATGATTTAAAATATAAGCATACGAAGCTAAAGCCGCAAGAAAACAATTCTGCTGTTATCTTCTTTGTAATGGATGTGTCTGGTTCCATGGGAACAGACAAGAAATACATGGCAAGAAGCTTCTATTTCCTATTATATCAGTTTTTGAGATATAAGTACGACAATGTTGAGGTGGTATTTATTTCCCATTCAACTGATGCTAAGGAAGTCAACGAAGATGATTTCTTCAAAAGAGGAACTATGGGCGGTACAGTTATGTCATCAGCTCTTCAGTTGACAAAAGACATAATTTCAAAGAGATATCATCCATCTAGCTGGAACATTTACACTTTCTATTCTGGAGACGGAGAGAATTGGTCTTTCGACGATGAAAAGACAGTAAATTTATTTAAAGAACTAAAAGAAATAAGCCAAATGGTTTGTTACGCTGAAATTGATCCAATGGCGCTCCCACAAGAGAACACATATGGAATTTTAGCCAAATCATTCAACTATAATCAAAGTGAGGCTACAAAACTTTGGCAAAAACTAGGATCTATATCCGGCGAAGGTTTTAAGAGGGTTAGAATAACAAAGCCAACTCACATATGGCCCGCATTTAAAAAGCTATTTGGAGGAAAAGGGTAATGAAAGACTGGTCTATAAAAGAATTACAAGACTGGGATGACAAAATCTGCGAGATTGCAAAAGAAAAGTACAATCTTGACTGGTTCCCTATTGAGTATGAGATCTTAAATTACCGAGAAATGATCGGAGCGATGGCATACACAGGATTACCAACTCATTATCGACACTGGTCTTTTGGTAAATCATTTGAAAGAACTATTACAAGGTACAATCTTGGTATGGAAGGGCTTCCATACGAAATGATTATTAACTCCAATCCATCAATTGCTTATTTGATGCTTGAAAACCCAATGAGCACTCACTTACTAACAATGTCTCACTGTGTAGGACACTCTGATTTCTTTAAGAACAATAGAATGTTCAGACATACAGATCCAGACAACGTTATTGCACGTTTTAAGGCGGCTGGTAAGCGAGTTCAACAATATATTGAAGATCCAAACATTGGGATTGACAAGGTTGAGAGAATTTTAGATGCTTGTCACGCCATACAATACCAGATTCCTCGTACTCCCGGAATTACTAGGTTGAGTGAGGAAGATGTCAAGAAAGATTTGTTTAAAAAAACAGAGGGTAAACTAGATTTATCAATCGGCTTGGTTCAAAAAGACTACAATTTGTTGGGATTCATTCGCAAGAATGCGCGTGATTTAGAAGATTGGCAAAGAGATCTTATTGAGATGGTCGAAAGAAGGTCAAAGTATTTTGTTCCACAGGGCCAAACAAAGATTATGAACGAGGGCTGGGCAGTTCTTATTCATGAAAAGATTATGTATGATCTAAATTTGCCAGATAAGTATCATTTGGCATTTTTAAAGACTCACAATCAAGTTGTTAGGCCAATTGTAGGCCGAGTTAACCCTTATCACCTTGGATATACGCTATTCAAGAAGATTGAAGAAGAGCATGGTTTCGAAGAATGTCTTCTTGTCAGGGAAACACACGACGATGAATCCTTCATTAGAAAGTATTTGGACGAAAAAGTTTGTGCTGATCTGAACCTGTTTAATTATTCAAGAGACTCTTATTCAGGAAATTACTCAATTAAAGAAATTTCTGACAAAGAAGGGTGGAAAAGCGTTCGTGACGCTCTAATTAGTAATGTAGGGCTAAATGGAGTTCCTGTTGTTTATGTTGAGGACTATGAAAAGAAGACAAACACTCTTTTTATCAAGCATGAGCATGATGGACGAGATTTGGAACTATCACACGCAAACAAAGTTTATGACCACATTTGCTATTTGTGGAATGACAACGTAGAATTTATAACGATCATCGAAGATGAAATATGGGAATTTTAAAATGACTGAAAAATCAAAAACTAACAAATTTTTGGAAATTGCTGAACAACACAAAAGAAGCAGCAAAAGAGAGAAGTTTTCTGGCGTTTTCTCTGATTACCTAGAGTTGCTAGAAGAAGATAAGAAGATTTCAATGTTGGCGCACAAGAGATTGTACACAACAATTACCGGAGAAGGTATCACTAGAATGTCCGAAGAGGATGCTCGGTGCTCAAACCTTTTTGGCGGAGAATCATTGAAAACTTATGATTATTTTCAAAGCAAGTTCTTTGGAATGGAAAGATCTCTTGCCAAGATCATGAGATACCTTCATTCTGCATCCATGAAGGGTGAAGAAAGCCGTCAGGTTCTTTTATTATTGGGGCCAGTTGGTGCAGGTAAGTCTGCTTTGGTCGAACACATTAAGAGAGCTTTGGAAAATTCTGGACCATTCTATGCATTGGATGGTTGCCCGATTAACGAAGAGCCTTTACATTTGATTCCCAGAAGTTTGCGTGAAAAGTTCCAAGAGTTATACGGCGTAAGGATCGAAGGAGATCTTTGCCCTGTCTGTCGCCATAGATTGCTAGAAGAATATGGCGGAGATTACATGAACTTCCCAGTTAAAGAAACAACCTTTTCTATTCGTGGCCGCAGAGGTGTTGGAGTTGTTCCTCCAATGGATGCCAACACGCAGGATACGAGCATTCTAGTGGGGTCAGAGGACATTTCAAAATTAGACCTCTATCCGGAAGATGATCCTCGTGCTTTGAGCCTAAATGGGGCATTTAACGTAGGAAATCGTGGAATTGTTGAGTTTGTTGAGGTCTTCAAAAACGAGATTGAATTCTTGCACACAATGATTACCGCAACACAGGAAAAAGCAGTTCCTTCCCCCGGTAAAGGTGCTATGATTTACTTTGATGGTGTTATTCTTGCACACTGTAACGAAGCAGAATGGATTAAATTTAAGTCCGAGAACACAAACGAAGCTATTCTTGACAGAATTGTTAGAGTTAACGTTCCTTACTGCTTGGAAGTTAGCCAAGAGCAGAAGATTTATAAGAAAATGCTTGATGAATCAGACTTTGATGCACATATTGCTCCTCATACACTTGAGGTTGCAGCTATGTTCTCTGTCTTGACAAGACTCAAGCCTTCAAACAAGGTCGATCCTATGACCAAAATGAAGATTTATAACGGCCAAGAAGTTGTCGAAAAAGGTTACATTAAGAAAATTGACATTGATGACCTCCGTGACGAAGTTCGTGATGAAGGCATGACAGGAATCTCAACAAGATTTATTATGAAGTCAATTGATGCAGCTGTCGCCGATTCTGACAATAATATGGTTACTCCAATCTCTATTAGGGACGCACTTGTTAAGCAAGTTAAGGAACAGGTTGTTGTTGAGGAACTAAGAGAAAGAT